GATCAAGGGAAGCCTGGAGGAGCGCCAGTGGGACATGCTCCAGCAGAAGAACCGTATTGAGTCGGCTGTGATCGAGGGCAAGGGCATCGACGCCAAGGGTGGGGTCGAGATGAATGTCAGCACACTTAGGGCATTCTTGGAGCAATCCTCCGTCTAGCCTGTGTTACGAGGGCTACAACCGGAAGGAACCACCTGTGCCAAACGCTCCCAAGACGCCCACCAAGACATTCCGGTGCCCGGATGACCTCTGGAACCCCGCGAAGGCCAAAGCCGCGTCAGAGGAACGGACCGTCACTGACGTTCTGATCAAGGCTCTCCAGGAGTACGTCAAGGACTGACCCTTACGGGAAGCCTGACACCCGGTGTGGTAGCGTTGGTGCCACACCACGGAGGAGGGCTGCATGACGATCAGGGTCGCTGAGGCGGAGGCTACTGAGCCTACCGAGACCGACACCCTAGTCCGCGAGACCCGCTCGTTTCTTCGGGTCAAGAACACCGCTGACATGCTCAAGAAGGAAGCGGATCAGATCCGCGACCGGCTCGCAGAGATTGTCATGTCTACTGGAGAAGCCGACGAGAACGGAAGCGTCTGGCTCGACCTCCCAGACGAGATCGAGGGGATCGTTGCGCTCAAGCGTGAGCGCCGAGTGTCGCAGTCCCTCGATGCGGACGAGGCCGAGAGGATCCTTGAGTCCAAGGGTCTTGCTGCTCGCTGCTACAAGACCATTCCCGTCTTGGATGAGGACGAGGTCATGGCAGCCCTGTATGAGGGCCTCCTGACCGAGGCGGACATCGACACCATGTTCCCGAAGAAGGTCTCCTGGGCCTTTGTTCCGAGCAAGAAGCGATGACCGCCATGACAGACCCGTTCACCGAGACCTTCTCCAGCCTGGACGACTTCTACCCAGGCTCCCGGCACAAGCGTCGTACGGAGATCGAAGAGCCCTCCAAGCCGACTGCGGTGACCGTCGGTTGGGATTCGAAGCCCCAGATCAAGAAGGTTCACGGTAAGTCCATCGAGATGTTCACCATCGGAGCCTTGGCCCAGGCCATCGGTAAGTCCGAGGGGACCATCCGGACGTACCAGTCCAAGGGCTACCTGCCCAACACGCCCTACCGACTCCCTACCCAGATGGTCAACGGGGCGCCCCGAGCCGGACGTCGACTCTTCACCCGCTCCATGGTGGAGGCCGCTGTTACCGCGTTCGGAAAGAGAGACCTCATCGACGCCCCTCGCGTCGAGTGGAAGCACCACCGCGACCTCTCACTTGAGGTTGCACAGGCCTGGAAGCAGATCCAGGACGACCTAGCCAACTCCTGACCCAACCCACCTCTGGCCACTGGCCAAAGAAAGGCACCACCATGGCAGTCCGCCGATCCACCGTAGCCGCCCCCGACGTGGACGACTACCTCGACCGCGACGATGAGGACGAGCGCCCCAGCCGCACTAAGGCGAAGACCTCCGAGCCGGACACCGACACCGACGAGGACCCCGACGAGGACCCTGATGAGTTCTCTGACCGGTCCTCCATCATCCAGGCTGGATGGGGTGCAGCCAAGAAGCAGATGGCAGAGGCGTCGACCTTCACCAACGACTTCAAGTTCACCGAGGACCCCCAGGTGGTCAAGTTCCTGACCTCGGAGCCCTTCGCCTTCAAGCAGCACTGGCTGGACAACAAGTCTGGCAAGAAGTCCTACGTCTGCATCGGATCCGGGTGCCCGCTCTGCCGGGTCCTTGGGCACACTCCGAGCAGCAAGTACTCCTTCCAGGTGGTCAACCTGTCCGAGGAGGGCATGCCCATCCAGTTGCTCACGGTGGGCCCGCGACTCACCACCCAGTTGGAGAAGCAGCACTCCAACGAGCGCACCGGCCCGCTGGAGCGCAACTTCTGGGCACTGTCCCGCACAGGCAAGAAGTCCAACACCGCGTACACCGTCCAGGTTGTGAAGCCGCGCGACCTGGCTGATGACTACGACCTGGACGCTGATGAGGTGGACGCTCACCTGGCTGAGATCAAGCCGATGGGGGCAGATGCCGTGTACATCAACTCCAAGGCGGAACTCCTGGAGATCGCCAACGAGTTGGCGGACTGAGCCGAGGCAGGGAGCCCGTTGAGCGAGTGCAGTGACCCCTCCCACTGCCACCCCGGCTGGCTCCGGGCTCCCTGCCTCACCCCTTGCACCACCTGACCCAGTGACTATGACCAGGAGACCAGATGTACAACGTGATCACGACGGAGGACGAACTCCGTGACCTTGTCGCTCACTACAGCCACGAGGCAGTCGGTGCATTCACCTTCGACGTAGAGACCGTGGGCGACCACCGAATCGACCCGGTTCGAAACTACGTTGTCTGGATCTCCATGGCCTGCGATGACAGGACTGACGTGATCCCTATCGGCCACCCGAATGGCGAGTACCTCCACACGGAGCGCCCGCTGACGGCTGCCGGTGAGGCACGGAAGGAGAAGGGCCTCCCCATCCGAGAGTCGGACTACTCGCGGGACGAGAAGAGGGCAGTCAAGGTCTTCGGACCTCCTCCTGTGCAGTTGCATGCGGCAGAGGTGTTCGCTGCTTTGCGTCCGCTCTTCTTCTCCTCAGTCACCAAGGTTGGTCACAACATCAAGTTTGACCTCAAGAGTGTCACCAAGTACTTCGGAGGGACTACTCCCCCCGGTCCGTACGCCGACACGATGATCGGCCAGTGGGTCCTAGACACCCGTCTCACTGGCGCTCTCGGCCTCGCCCCGTCACTCAAGCGTGAGTTCGACCACGACATGGCCAAGGGCGTAGGTGCCGAGGTCGAGAAGTACTCCTTCGAGGAGGTCGCGAAGTACTCGGCGGAGGACGCCCGCTGGACCCACCGACTGTGGCGCGAGAAGGTCGAGCCTCGTCTCAAGGAGGAGCGCCTGCACAAGGTGTTCAAGTTGGAGATGGATGTCCTCGGTGCGCTCTGCTCCATGGAGTTGCACGGGGCTTACATCAACAAGCAGTCGCTCCAGATGCTCAAGGACCGACTCGACGTTGAGATTGAGGAAGCAAAGGGCCGGATCTTCAAGGAGGCCGGTCGCCCGTTCAACATCAACAGCAACACTGAGAAGCAGAACCTCCTCTTCAAGTTGAAGAAGGACGGTGGACGTGGTCTCAAGCCCAAGAAGCGCACCGCTACGGGGGCACCCTCTGTCGCTGCCGATGCGCTGGAGCCCCTACGAGGTCGCGATGCACTCGTGGATGCTCTCCTCGACTACGCCGACATCAACAAACTGCTCAGCACCTACGTGATCCCCTACCTCGGTGGAGAGGTGACACGTACTACCGGCACCAAGACCAAGGTCACCCACCGGGAGTCCCTCTTGGTGAAGGGTCGGCTCCACACAGACTTTGTCCAGCATGGTGCAGAGACCGGTCGGTTCTCCAGTAGGAATCCCAACCTCCAGAACGTGCCCAACGCCAGCACCCCGCATGGCATGGCTATCCGCAACCTGTTCTGCGCCCCTGAGGGGCACGTCCTGGTGTGCGCAGACTACTCGCAGATCGAGCCCCGAATCATCGCGTCCTTCTCCAAGGACCCTGTGTTCATGGGTGCCTACGAGCGTGGGGAGGACGTGTACACCGCACTGGCAGAGCCGCTCGGACTCCCTCGTTCCGGAGGGAAGATCGCTGTACTCGCGATGTCGTATGGCGTGGGTCCGGAGAAGGTGGAGAATAGCCTTGGCCTGGTGCGGGGATCCGGCAAGCAGTTGCTCGATGACTTTGAGCAGCAGTTCGCTGCCGTCTACAAGTACAAGCGCAAGGTTGTAGCAGAGGCTCGCAACCAGCGCCCACTCCCCTACGTGTCCACCATTCTTGGTCGACGCCGCTACCTGCCTGACCTTCGGTCTAACGAGTTCGGACTCAAGTCACGAGCCGAGCGGCAGGCATTCAACACCCTGATTCAGGGAAGCGCTGCCGACATCATGAAGATCGCCATCGTCCGAGCACACGCGATGCTTCCCAAAGAAGCCCACCTGATGCTCACCGTCCACGACGAGTTGTTGACCGTCTGCCCTGAGGCGATGGCAGATGAGGTCGCGGAGATCATCCGAGAAGCGATGGAGGGTATCCACGTACTGGATATCCCCCTGATCGCAGATGTAAAGGTTGCCCAAACATGGGGCGCGGCTAAGTAGGAGATGAAGATGCGAAACCCTTTCAAGCGCAGCGCACCTGAGCCCGAGTCATTCGTAGTTCCGATGACTCACGTTCTTCGGTCCATCGTCTATGACGCCGGGTTTGAGAACCCGGAGCAGGTCATCAGCGCGCTCAACCTCCATCCAGTGAGTGCTGAGGTCTCGGAGATGGAGCGCAGGGACTCCGGTCGGCGCTTGACCGCGTTGGATCCCCTGGCACCGTTCATCGGTATCTCCTCCGCACTGCTGGCCAAGGCCACCGTTGCGTACACAGCCCAGGAGATGGAGATGAGCGAGGAGATCCGAGAGGCGCTCACCGACCAGTTCCAGCGCCTTGCTCTTGGTTCGATTCTGTCGACCCTGGCTTCACTGAATGACATCGGACTCATCCACATCGCCGGTATCGCTGTCGGTGTTGGCTCGACTGACAAGGGGGAAGAGTGACTACCGCGATCCGAGAGGTGAAGCAGACTACGGCTGAGGCCGTACAGCCCCACCTCCCCGACGGACAGATGTTCGTGCGCCCCACGGTTCTTTGGGGTAAGCCCTACGTGTGGGCAGTAGACCGTAAGGGCCTGTACCACCTTCACAGTTGGCCCGTGGGGGTGTCCGTCGATGTCTGATTGGTGGGGCCGCAAGTTGGGCGTCGAGCCTCAGCCGTCCTCTACACCCCCTGTCCGCACCCCTGCACCCGCCCCCTACCGGCCCTCAACCGTGCCGGGGTACCGCCAGCAGGTCCAGTACAACGCAGAGCAGGACGTGGTTACGACCAAGGCTCAGCACGTACAGAACGCACACTCCTGTCCAGGGTGTGGCAGTGGCAACTACATGAAGAACCCTGGAAGTAACTACTACCGCTGCTTCGACTGCGGGTACCCGATCACCCAGTCAACCTCTGGACTCGGCGGCTCGCACGATGCAAGCACTCCCATCCAGGCTGCTCAGCAGGTATCTGGGTCTGGATACAACCCTGGCCAAATCGTAGGACGAATCGACTGAGATGACGATGACTGTGGACTTTCACCCTGACCTCCTCAAGACGGTTGCTGGCCTCAAGAAGGCAATGACTGTCACCCCTGGCTCTGAGGTGGCCAACCCTGGCCGCGTCACCACCGGCTCGCTCGCTCTCGACCTGACGTTCGGCGGCGGCTGGCCGACCGGTGTGTGGTCCGAGATCATCGGTGACCCGTCCAACGGCAAGACCGCGCTCTGCCTCAAGACCATCGCTGCCAACCAGGCCCTCGACCCCGACTTCACCACGGTGTGGGTCGCGGCTGAGAACTGGCACCCAGAGTGGGCTGCCACCTGTGGCGTCGATAACAACCGGGTGATCGTCGTCCAGACGAACATCATGGAAGACGCCTACGAGGCTGTCATCAAGGTGTGCGAGACACGGCAGGTTGACCTTGTCGTTATCGACTCCCTCCCGGCGCTCACCCCGAGCACCGAGAACGAGAAGGCCATGGAGGAGGCAACGGTCGGACGCGGTGCGCTGCTGACCAACAAGTTCTTCCGCAAGATTGCTGTGGCCCTTCACCGGGAGATCGGTGAGAAGCAGGTCGCGTGCATCCTCATCAACCAGTTCCGCATGAAGATCGGCGTCATGCACGGCGACCCGCGCACCAC